TCATGCGTCTTTTTTGATTACCACTTCTTGTGGTCTCATCTGCTGGATAGCACGACAGATGCAATATGGGATTACCGCCCACGCAACGCCCATTGCTGCACCAGCAGCCTGCTGAGGCGCACTAACAGCACCGAACACCCCGATAATTCCCTGCACAAACCCAATAACTCCGCAAATAATGCATACAACCCAGAGAAATTTCATTACCAAAACTCCTTTTATCAAAGAGCCACCATGATAACCCCATGAATTATTTAGTAAAGCATGATCGCAGACACTCAGTGAATGCCTGTGGGGCTGATTAACACAGCTTCGTTCAAACGAAGCGAAACCATTTCCATATCTCCTGTAATGAATCTTTTAAAGAGTCGCAATCTTTACGACTCACTAATGGGAAGACCTATTAGGCCCTACAATAGATGACTGAAATCCTCAGCCATCTCCACAATTTTGGTTTGAAGGAGATACAATATGATAGACACTACTCTAATTGACTTTCTTAACGCACTTTCCCCTTATGCGACTCCCATAATCGGGTTCCTTATGCACTGGGCGAAACTTGAATTGCAAAAGCGATATACCAGTAAAAATTAAAGTAATCGTTACCCCAAGCACCTTAAGTTTTTCCCTCTTCTCGTCAATCCTACCATCAAGCACAGCCACTGCACGTGGGTGTTCATCGTGTAACCCTGTTGTTATTCGAATGTCTCACCGAGTCGTAAACACGCTCACATGTCATTCCAGCCCGGTAGCTTTCGTCAGATCGCTCAGCATAATATCGAGCTTCTTCTGCAAGGCGTCCGAGCATGTCGGCGAGCACTGCGGCGTCGGCTCCGGCTGTTTTGCTTCTGACGGCAGCGGCAAGATTTGCGGTGTGCTTTGCGGCGTCCAAGCGGGTGGCAAGCTTTGTTGCTTCGGTGCGCAGCTGGCTAACAGTGGCAGACAGGCCAGCAGCAGTGGCAGCAGATTTAGCGGCTTGTGCTTGTGCATCTTTTACAGCCTCATCACGGGCAATAATTCGCCCTTGTTCAATCATGCGAGCTGCGGTCTGTGCGTTCGCTGTCTGCGATGATTCCGCGCTATCACGTTCCGCCCACTTCTTTTCCCAACCACGGTTACTCCATACGTTTCCTGCGATGAATGCGACGGCCACCAGCAACGAAATGGCAATGAACTGATAGCGCAGGCTCACTGGTCTAGCCCCCAGCACGTCAGCGCGCTTTCCTGGTCTCGTCGTTCAACCTGCCCATAGCAACCATTCTTCTGGCCTTTGGTCAGACGACAATCGCGGCCACCATCTTTAATCCACCAGCGAATAGCTTCACATGCGCCTTTACGGTCGCCAGCATTAATTCGCTTATAGAACGTAGACGGGAAACATTTCCCGGGGCCGATGTTATAGGGGCAGAAAGATGCGATCCCGGCTTTCTGTGGTTCGGTCAGTGGTACTTTGATATTTCGGTCAACCCACGCCAGCGCCTTGTCGCGTTCAATGGCATTCACCTGGGCACATTTCTCAGCTGACAACTTCATACCCTGAACTACCGGCTTGCCATCAACCATCGTGGCGCCACGGCAAATCGTCCAGAGCCCACCGCCGTCTCGATACGCCTGCTCGCTATTACCCTCCTTCTCATCCAGAAACTGATCGAGAATAACTGGCGCGGATGCCCCGGCAAGAATCAAACCAACGACCGCTGCGCTCAGCTTATTCCTCAGCTTTTGTGGCATAGCCATTGCGACGATCCTCCCGTTCCTTCCAGCGGAAATACCAGTTCACTGCACAGGTGATTACCGTACATGCGATACCGACAATAATTGCCCAGTCGCTCAGGCTTAACCCTGCAATTCTGTCGGCCAACATCCAGGACACCTCTTTTGCTGTTTTAGCTGTTTCGGCGTATGCCTTCGCTGATACACCGCAGCCGGTCAGCGTGGTTCCTGTTCCATATGAAAGTCTGCTGTAAATGGTGCTCATTCTGGTCATAGCCTCACCTCCGACTTTTCGGATGGCGCTGTGTGTGATGAAAAGGTCAGGCTTCACGGGCTGGATTTATCAACAAAGCACGTAGCGGATGATTCCCGTGAGCCTGAAATAGAAAAGGCCACGCAAATGCGCAGCCTGTAACCAGAAATCAATATTGTCTTTACATCAATTTTTCTTAAGGTTAAATTCTTCTGACAAGTTGATGAAAGACAACTTGAATATTAGCTATTTGTTCTCTGTTATGCCCGCAACCCAATGCGGGCTTTTTTTCGCCCTGCTAAAAGTTCCACCGTTGTGAGCCTTTTTGCTATGCAATAATGGATGCGTGGTGCCGGGTGTCTCCCGGTGATCCTTTGGCTGACAACCCATGCCTCACGAACATTTCACAACGGGATATAGAAAAGGCCATGCATTTGCATAGCCCTGAAAGATGTTTATGCTTTATTAATTCGCTGGAATATCTGGCATGGCGCGATCCATAGAAGAGCTAATTAACGCCTTAATAGCGTTGCATACCTGATAAAATCCACCCAGCTGAGATGAGACAGAAAAACGGGAGACGTCGTCTCCTGAGCCTACTTCAGCATAAAATGATGAGTTCTCATACCAGAGTGAGATGCTTACGCCCTGCCTGTAGCCACCTGTTAGCGGAGAATCATCAAGAGTGGTTGCAATCACGAAATTCAAGTGGTAACGGCTGTCCATATTGAGTTGGGGGATTAAGACAGGAAAGAACTTCCCCTCCTCCTCCCAAATACCAATGTCCACATAAGGCCATCTTGTTCCGTCAGAACCAGTCCACTCACGAGATGTAAGATCAAGAGAACCTGAATACTCTCGTAGTAGTTCGCTCGCCTTCTCCTGAAGTTTATCCTGTAACTTCCATTGCGCCTCGACCAGTTTAGTGCGTTTTTCTTTCAGATCCTTAAATGTTAATTCCATGCCACTCTCCAGACAACTTTTGAAAGGAATCTGCATAGTAACTCACCCTGAAAGCACATGGTTATATTTCACTTACACTGAGTGCGAAAAGCAAAAACCCCGCCGAATGGCAGGGTTCCAATGATTAGGCTGTGTGTCGAAGTGACGCTCATTACGCTGCTAAACTGTGCTGTTCTTCAATCAGCGGCTGGCGATGATTGCGATCAAATACACCCTTTAGCGCCTCTTTGCGCTGCTCAAAGTCCCAGCCCATGCCAATGAAAACTGTATTGGCCCGCTGCAACTCAGTTACGCAGTGGATCTGCTCCGGCGTCAGGTAGTCACGGATGTTCTCTTTTTTGTCGAGGTCGTGGTAAACACGAAATTTTGCCGCCGTCATACCGAGCGCGATGCGGTTAATCAAATCGGCTTCGTTGCTGAAGTGGTAAGGCTTGATTTCTTTACCCTGCACTTCACGCTCATGCTTAATGGCATCGCTCATCGGGCGATATTCCAGACGGGCGGTGTTGCGATCCATTTTTTTGCCCGCCAGAGCGCCACGCATGCGGAAGAACTCAGCAACCAGTTTCTTTTTGAACTTGCGGACAACATCGTTATTACGCATGTAGGTGATCAGTAGAGTGGTTTGCTGTTCATTCAGTAGCGCCACTCGACGCTTTTGAAGACCACCGTCAGTTTGAATGGTTCGGATTTCAAATCCGACCCTTCCAAATTCTTCAAGATCAGCCTTGTTACGGTCCACTAACTTAATGACGGTGTCATGATCACGCCCAACCCCGTCAGCAATAGAGACAGTGCTGGTTACAAGGTCGAGTTTTTTAATTTCAACTAATTGCATGGCGTTTACCTTACTTTGAGATGAACCTTTGCCGCACAGGAAATCAGCCCGTCGAGGCTCGCCAGCGCTAACCGACTTCCTCAAAGGCTCATTTCAAATGGATTGGTTCGACGTGATGGATGCGCGGGCGGTGCGCAGGAAATGCGGATACAAAAAAACCCGCTCACTGGCGGGTTTATAAAACTTTGGCAACATATCAAATATGCTTCAAATATGGCTTATTTTGTTGCATTTTGCAAGCGCGTTTGAAGGAGATAGTGAAATTTACTTCACATTTCTGCCACTTTGACGGCTTCTTCTTCCTCATAGTATTCAAGAGCCATGGCCAACGCAGATTCATCAAGCTGGGTAAAAGCGGCCTTTAACCCAGCCCAGTGCCCTGAATAGACGCGCAACCACGTCGAACGGTCAACGCTAACCATACGGGCCAGCGCCGCGCCAGCGTAGTCTTTATAGGTTTCATTGTTTCGGGTTGCGGCAATTTCCTGCCCTGCCAGCCATACCAGGCCTATCAGTTTCTTCACTACGCGCTCCTGAAGCGTGTTTTCACCCAGGCATTTCTGATAAGTTTTCCAGACGTATTCACACATCATCACCTGGTGCTTATAGCTAAGGTCAAAACCGTAGCAGTACCGCAACCAGGCCTGCTGGTATCCACTAAGCGCGGACACTGCCCTACGCCACGGCGCGGACTCAAATTCCGCATCTTTTATCGGCGGCATTGGCCTGCGGCGGCTGCGTGTTTCCAGCACATACAGTGGCGCGGAAAGCGAGTTAACAAAGCGTGGCCCCTTCTCTCCCTCAAGTTCGACGAGATGAATTCCACGGCGCGGGGTGGCATTTTTGTCTGCTGGTGGGTGTTCACTGAAAGCCTCAAGCTGCCCTTTTGTTCCCCCAGAGAGGTCAGGTAGCGCGCGGCGCAATTCTATTCTTACAAAATTCAGGTCTTGCTGATTCATGCTTCTTTGCGCTCCATACACTTAAGCTTTCGCAATTACGCCGATCGCCAGCGCCCGATCCATAAAACGCAGTAGCAGCTCAAGCTGCGTACCATGCTTCTGCTCGAATGCTGGTACATCGGCGTGTAACTCGTCGTGGCACTCTCTGCACAGAGGGATCACGAAGAGGTCATGGGCTTTTGTTGCTGTACCACCCATACCGTGCCCTACGATATGGTGCGGATCATCTGCTGGCCGTCGGCAACACTCACAGGGTTGTGTTTTTACCCAGCGGGTGTAAGTCTCATTTATCCAGCGGCGTCGCTTTGGCCTGAGCATGAAAGATTCTGGAGATTCCGGATCAACAGAGAGCGTGAGGATCTTCTTCGCCTTCTCCTGCACGAGGCTGGTTGCAGAAGCGGAAGGTACAATGTCGCTTTCCCTCATGACCGAGCGGATCTTCTCATCCGGAAGGCGTAGCCCCTTGTGCGCAACGCTTTCCGGAATAACATCAGCCAGGTCGTTTCTGACCATCCACCAGCACAGTTCCGGAAGCGTCAGGATATGCGACTCGGGAAAACCAGAATCACGCAGAATGACTTCCAGAATCCAGGATACCAGGTTTCCTGCCGCTATACCTGCAAGCTGTTCGGTATGCTGCCCCGACAAAGTGTGATCGCAATGCCAGCACAGGCGAATACTTCCTGGTGGGTGCCGCATTGTTGTGAAGTTCTTGTCGTGCCACGTTGAATGTGGCCACTGGCATTCAAACCGATTACTCAGCCATTGCTCAAGGGAAGGAAGCCCGCCGGCACGCTGAATAACCCTCTCATTCTCGAAGACCTGACGCATTACCGGATCATCAGCCAGCGGCTGAATGGCTGCCGGAACAGCCCCGGTACTGAATGACGCCATTTCTTCTGGTTCAGGCTCGAGCAGAACGCGACCACGCATGAAGAGGTGCATCAGCTCCGCACCAGGACGGAACAGCACAATCCCCATACGATGGGCGATCTCGGGGGTAAGCAGAGCTTTCACGCGACCTGCCCCCTGGCAATGTGTTCTGCCCACAGTCCACCAATCCAGCGCACGCCTTTCGGCGTGAAGCGTGCCTGGCTGAATGCATGGTTTGAGGTTACGGATGTGCCGGTTTTCACTTCAAAACGGCCCGCATCAATATGCTGATGCCGTGGGGTCATCGTTCCGCCAAGGCGATACATGATGTCCTTCTCAAGGAGGAATAGCCGCAGATCAGGCTCTTTGGCCTTAAGCAGTTTTGCCACCTGGCGGAATGACATTGACCCACTGGCTGTACAGTACCGATCAACAAACTCTACCTTCGGCGCCGCGGCAGCCAGTTCGTTAGTCAACTGCTGTTTTTGTTCTGCAAGGTCAGCTGCAAGACGTAGGGCTTCAGAGAATGATTGAGGAATCGTCTGCTGCTGTGCCTGCTCAAGCTCCTGCCAGCGATCAACCAGACGCGCGGTAAACTCCGGCGACAGCTGCGCGACAACGATATAACTGTCCCGCTTCCCTATCAGATAAACCGATACCGACTGATTGAGATGATTTCTAACTTCCCCCATTGGGGGGAGTTCAATAACACCGCGCTCTGCCAGGCGCTCAATGGACCGTTTAACATGGTCATGTCTTGATTCCACCAGCTCAGCAATATCGCTGCTGGACATGGTTAACGCTGTTGTTGCTAACTGGCTCATACTTTTCTCCATATCAGGCGGCTGCACCCGCCGGTTCATATCTGCTGATTGTTATCTCTACCCGACCTTTCGGCACAACGGGTCCCCATTCCACCAGCATGCGCTTAATCTGGCTGTCGTCTTCCCAGACACCCGCATGCGTCAGCGCGTCAAACAGGGCTTTGTTGTAATTATCGATATCCCGGCGGCGCGCATCCGGCGGGTACAGAGTGATTTCTACCGCTGCCAGTTCAGTCGATGGCTTCGGGAGACGTCGTAATTGCTCAATGATCGCCACGCAGGCAGCGCTCTGGTATTTACGGCCATCAGCGCTAATGAGGTGACGACCGGCCAGCGGCCCCTTGTTAGGGGCGCGCCAGTAGGTGTTCACGCTGGGTGGAAATGGGAGTATGAGCCTCATTAAAAGCCTCCGTCATAATTCCTGAAACATACCTCAACTTTCCCGCTATAGTGACGAACACGTTGAACAACATCCGAAATAGGCGCTATGCCAGCATGGAGATAAAAGACTGTTTCACGCATGAGTTACCCCCCGCATGCTGTCGACAAGACCTTGCGCAATTGTGATGATTTCGCTGGTGGCCGTTCGTTCCAGCCATAGTTGATTGATATTGGCTTTCAGCTTGTTCTGCTGTGGTTCCTCCAGCATGTCAGCCCCTTCCACCTGGTTAAACACAATACCCACCTCAAGTGGCCAGATGCGTGATTCAACTTCTGGCAATGACAGCGGCACAGCAGCGGGCATTTCACGTGGTTGCACTGCTGGTGGCTGAACCTTCGCGGCGACAAACGTGGCCAGAGCCATAGAAGCACGCCCTTTTGCCTCCAGTTCTGTGCGGTTGATGTAGCTGAACCGCTCACCACGCCATGACTTATCGAATACAGCTATGGCACCGGCAAAAAACGCGCTGGTGGGCTTCTGTTTTTCGTCAGCAGGTACAAACCACACAGGCAGATCGAACCCAATGCGCCCGCGAATGAATACAATGTGATCGGCATCTTCCGGCCACCACGTTTCACTCGGCGCGGCTTTTATCAGGAATACATAGCGACCGCCCTTCTCACGCTGTGCTGCTGCGTAGTTCATGATGTGCGTCATACCAGTGATCGCCTGTTTTTCGTGGTATTGAGAACGGCTATACGGTGGGTTGCCATAACCTGCACCACCCAGTTCAGCCAGACGTTCAGACCAGTCCTGTGTTAGCGCGTTATCTTCGACGGTGTACCATGCCTGGCACTTCGCGTTGTCGTCGTCAGCGAACAAGTCCAGGACTAATGGGCCAAATAGCGCGTTGATCCCCCAGAAAAGCAGATCCGGTGTCCTCCACTGATCTCCAACTTCTTTCAATTCGTGAGCTGGTTTGCTGCGCAGTGCTGCCAGCGCCTGGCAATATTTATTTGGCATCATGAGCGGAACCCCGAATTTTCTGGCAGTGAGTAGTCAACATTTTGGAAGTTTGCGCGGCTGGCTGAGTTAGTCGCCCATTTACCGTTAACGCGTTCAGGTCGCCCAGCGGCAGACCATTTGGTCGCGCTTTGCAGATAACCGGGGAAGTTTTTTGGAATAAACAGAGTTGCCGGGCGGAGGTATTGAGCCTGCTCGCTATCACGCCAATCAGCGTTTTTGTAATCCACCACAAGGCACAGATCATCAACAGTGAACTGTTCCCGCAGACGGGCGCGAATGTTCTCCAGCGACGTGCTGCATACCTGGTAGCGTGAACCAGTTGTCTGGTTCAGGTAAGACAAAACCTGTCTGGCCTGATCAGTAATCACAACCTCAGGGTCTGGTTGCGCCGCAACCGGACAAGAGGGTTTTGAAGTTACTTGTGGATCTTGTGTTGATTTTACTGACGGATCCCCGCCAGATTCTGACGGGTCAAAACCGCCATTTTTGCCAGATTTCGACGGGTCAGTTTTTGATGCTTCAGATTTTGACGTGTCAGAATCTGACAGTTGAGAAAATGCAGCAGCCTGAAGTTTCGCCACATTCAGGCGGTACACGTTCGACGCATTACGGTTTCCATTACGGCGCTGTGTACGCGTGAGCCAGCCATCTTTTTCAAGCTTTGCGATTGCCGTTCTGATAGTGCTCGGCCCTGCGCCAAGCTGGCGAGCAATAGTTTCAATGGACGGCCAGCACACGCCCTCATCGCTGCTGAAATCAGCAAGGCGAGCCATGATCGCGACACTAGACAACTTCATGCCCGACGCCGCGCAACCATCCCATACGTAGCCGGTTAATTTAGTGCTCATGATCGTCCGTTATCTCCCTGAACTTTTGCCTGAAATGCTCAAGTGGGCTGAAGCATTCGTGCGGGTAGCCATCACGCAGATAGATAACGCGCTGTGTTTCTGGCTCCCAGCGGATAACACGGACTGGCACTCCACGGTGGTCTTTGAACCTTCGGTTAAGTTCGCGCACAAGCGTTTTGCCCTCCGGTTGTAGACCCCCACAATTGAAACCGCCCTACTGTGGTTACAAGGAACCCAGCGGTTTGATAATCTGCGTTCATACCGAAACAACGGAGTACCCGAAACCGGGATCATCCTGAGTTGCGGTAGACGGTTAAAAGCCGTTAAACTGATCATGCGGATTATTTCTCCATACTCGAAGAGTTGTTCGCCAAGGCGCCCGGAGCTGCACACTCGCGGGCGTCACTCTTTTCAGCGACACAAAAAACTCGATAAAGAAGCGTTACGTGCTCCTGGAACTTCGCGATAACCTGATAGCTGTTTTCCTCAATCTGAGCACGCTCCTCTGCGTCAATTACCCCATCAGCCGTGGCTTTACGTACAAAATTAGAATGACGGCCTATCCACTCAATGGACTCCATCAGACGCTGGTTGATATCGGCGTTATCCAGATCATCAACATCTGCCAGTGGTACAAATACGCCCTGAGAATGGCGCGCAACGGCATCAGCTATATGAGTTGAGCCACTAGCACGTTGTAAAACCATTGCCCAACCCAGCGGGAATATCTGGTCGCCGTCAACACGAAGGCGGTTAAATAATGCGTTCTCTGTCACACCCAACCATTCCGCGGCCTCGGCATACCCGCCAGGCAGATCGGTAATCGTCTTTTTAATCGCGACCACCAGCCAGGCTGGCTGACGTTCGACTTTCCAAATTGGTTCGTTACCCACGGTTAACCCCTTAATTCTGTGGTTACTTTCATGCCGCTGATTTTTTATGCTCCAGTTCAGGCCAAATCTTTTCCCAATCATCCGGGTGAAGATTTTTTCTACTAACTGAGCCGCCAGATTGTGTTTCGATAGAAACAGATAGAGCAGCTCCCAACTTTTGCTTTTTGCTAATGGCTTTACGCAGGTACTCAAGAGAGGTTTCGCATCGTGCTGCAAATTCTCTCTGTTTTTCGAGCGACAAAGCGTTTAGGTAATTTCTTAACGTTTCCATCACGCCTCCTATGTTTGGAAATTAAATATACCTTTAAGTAAATACATGTCAATACTCACAGGTCATTTACCTTGAAGTAAATTTAAGTAAGATGGAATTATGAAAAATGAATCGCCTGACATCTTCGAGTTGCGACGCCTCAAACTGCAGGAGTTGGTAACTCGCTATAAAACACAGAAAGAGTTTGCTGAAAATGCAGGGCTTGATCCGACTGTTGTCTCTCGGATGCTTTACCCTGTTGGTAAAGCTAATAAGCGGAATATTGGTGAACAGGCGGCTCGTCAGATCGAGGAGGCGCTGAAAATCAGCAGAGGATGGTTGGATGGTCTAGGCCCAACCTCAAATATGGATATTGATGTACCCACCCGCAATATCGACACCTATCGTGTAGAAGTTCTCGATCTTACTGTGAGTGCTGGTCCAGGGTCTTTCATGATTTCTGAGTTTGTTGAGGTTCTACACGCTATTGAGTTCACCACTGAGCACGCTCGTTCACTCTTCGGGAATCGTTCTCAGGATGAAGTTAAAGTAATGACTGTAGATGGCGACAGCATGTGCCCAACCATCCAATCTGGTGACAGGTTGTTTTTCGATATTTCGATAAGAAATTTCAAGGTGGACGGTGTTTATGCGTTCGTTTTCGGACAACACTTCCATGTGAAGCGATTACAAATGCAGGGCTTGCAGCTTGCAGTCCTGTCCGATAATCCAGTGTACAAAGACTGGTATATAACTGAAGAAAATCAGGATCAACTGTATATCATGGGTAAAGCTCTGCTACATGAATCAATAGCTTACAATAAACTGTAGTTGCTATCTTTGGATAGTTGATACAGACCTAACACTTTATGAAATAACATATAACCCGGCCACTGAGCCGGGTTTTTATTGCCCTTTTCTCACCATCGCAGCGGCGTCTCGCAGAACACCTTTGTGGATCACATTTCCCACCGCACGTCGTTTTCTTTCCAAACAATCGACAATCGCATCACGGTTAATAACTACTCCGCCGATTATCAATTCGACAACTGCGCCGCCAATCTCGCCAGCTATGAATGCCGCACGGTCTTCTTCCAGTTCGTCACGTTCCATACCAAGCCCTCTTTGGTGTTTTTTTGAGCATAACACGCATCACCTCCTTAAATAAAATTCAATTAAAAGCAATTAGTTGTCATTAAGGTAAATAAAAATATACCAAAAGGTATTTACACAAAAATTACTCATAGGTATATTCAATTCATCAACAGCGGATAGGCAGGACGCCCACGATGTTGCCGCCGGTGGCATATGAATAACCGGATGATTCGCTGACAGGTGTCTTCGGGAGGGGTAACAGAGACGCGGTCTGATTAACCGCAACTCGTAGTCAAATTCCTATAGCTGGTGGCGATACCCAAGCCAGGAATACCAAAACCAGCAGGAGTGTTAAGGGCAAGGGCTAATCACCCCCTTAGCACCCCGCCCGAAGATACCTACCACCGCGCCTGATGTGGTTAAAAGCAGGCCAAAGCAATAACAAGTAACTCCATGTTCTGGCGGCCCGGTGTTTTCCCACTTGTCCGGTAACCGCCAGCCTTTTTCAGGGCACAACAGAAAAGAGCATCACCGGGCGACGGGCTCATAACCCAATCCACCCGGGCAAAAAGAAAGCGGTCTCTGCAAGCCGCCGACCAATGCAGGTGCCCTTCTCTGTTGTGTATGGAGAAAGTTCGGCGGTTGCAGCCGCCTTAACGAGGGTAAAACCATGAGTAATGACCGCATGACCGTAGTGCCAGATTTTCTTGGCGAACTGGATGCCGGCGTGTTCATGAACAAAATCGCGGCAGCACTTAATACTACCGCGCTTGGCGTTCTGAACAACGGCAACAAAGGCAAAGTAGTCCTCACATTTGATTTTGAGCGTATGGGTAATTCCGTTGAAGAGAAGCGCGTGAAGATCAAGCACAAGCTGAACTACAGCACCCCGACACCGCGTGGTAAAGCCTCCGAAGAGGACACAACCGAAACCCCGATGTGGGTCAACAAAGGCGGGAAGCTAACCATCCTGCAGGAAGATCAGGGTCAGCTGTTCGGGATCACTGGCGCGGTGGATGGAAAGCTTAAAGCGGCACAGTGATCCGCAACAACAAACTCACTGATACCACTTTGATCATCAGTTAATAAGGAATTTTTATGTCTCAGTTAGACAGCGGTACCTTCAAGCAGGTCAAAGACCTGGTTATTTCCGGTTATCACCTGAATGATATTCATGGCCTGGCTTGCCCGACCGCATTACTGCCAGAGGGCACTGGCGTTGAAAGCCTCGAGCGCTTTTCTCTGGAGCGTTTCCGCTTTCGTGGCGCAATGACCACAACCAGTATTGACGACTTCTCACGTTATTCTAAAGGTTACGCCAGCGACAGTGAACCAGCTCGTTGCTTCATTGACGCTGACAACATGACCGCCCGTTCAGTGTTCAACATCGGCACCCTGGATAATCCTGGTCACGCCGATAACGTTGCTTCAATCACCCTGAAGAAAACCGCCCCGTTCCGCGCGTTACTGCAGATCGATGGTCAACGTCTGAAACAAAAGCAAATTGCTGAATGGCTGGAAGACTGGAGCGATTACCTGCTGGCGTTTGATGCTGATGGCAATACGATGCAGATTTCCCAGGCGGCTCAGGCTGTGCGTCGTATCACTATTCAGCAAGCAACACAGCAGGACCATGAAACTGGTGATTTCGCTGGTAAAAAATCGCTGATGCAAAGCGTTGAAGCAAGCAGCAAAGACGTAATGCCTGTAGCGTTCGAGTTCAAATGTGTGCCGTATGAAGGTCTGGGTGAACGCCGCTTTAGCTTGCGTAACAGCCTACTGACCAGCGATGAACCCTGCTTTGTTCTGCGCATCGTCCAACTTGAAGCCCAGGAAGAAGAGATTGCCAACGAATTCCGCGATTTGCTGATCAGCAAGTTCGAAGGTGAATCAGTGGAAACTTTCATCGGTAACTTTAAAGCCTAATTGCTCTGCATTAAATCCCCGGCGCCGCGGGGATTTATTGAAGCGTAATTCCATTAATTATCGCCACCAGGCGAGGGATTCGTGCAACCAAAATCTGCGCGGTGCAGCGCGCCAATATGGAGAAAGACATGAGCTACATTCAGACATTATCCGGCAAACACTTTAATTACCTCGATATCCAACAGGACGATATCGTGATCGAAGATATCGCTACCGCGTTGTCTCATATCTGCCGCTTTGCAGGGCATCTTCCTGAGTTTTACAGCGTCGGCCAACATAGCGTTTTAACCAGCCACCTCGTTCCACAGGAGTTTGCATTAGAAGCCCTGCTTCATGATGCCGCCGAAGCCTACCTGCAGGATATCCCCTCACCGCTTAAGCGCCTGCTTCCGGATTACCAGGCGATCGAAGCTCGCGTGGACGCAGCCATTCGGCAGAAGTTCGGTCTACCAACTGAGCAACACCCAACCGTGAAATATGCCGATCTGGTGATGCTCGCCAGCGAACGCCGCGATTTTGAGATTGACGAAGGTTCCATTTGGCCATGCATCGAGGGAGTTGTCCCAACGGATTTATTCATTATCAACCCAGTTCGTCCAGGCCAGTCATACGGCATGTTCATCAATCGCTTTAACGAGTTGATGGAGCAGCGCCAATGCGCCGCATGAAGGTAAAAGAACTCGTAGCGGAGGCGTTCGCCTCCGTTGCTGAATTGCCACCAAAACATGCGCCGCTTATGCGCGAAGTCGCCACCAGACTGGACGCTACGTTCGCAGCATTAAAAGAGTCTCTGGTGCAACTGGAACAGGAACGTAAAGGTAAAACGCCATGACCGTATTTGAATATCTCCAGGCTCACCCCAACGCCACCAGCGCTGAAATAGCTAAGGGTTTAAACAAAAAAACAGCTTCGATCGCTGGTTCGTTATCGCAACTCTTTACCACTGGCAGGATCGTGAAGTCTGGTGTTCGCAAGGGCATTCCAACATACCGTGTTAACGATATGCCATTTGGGTGCAGTAACAGCCTAACCATGATGTTTAACCAGCTATTGAACAAAGCCAGACAGGGAACCGCGCTATGAGCACTGGAATTGAACTCATGCAGCATGCGCTGGGCATCAGTGAGCGAAACCGCACGCCATACCGTAATTATTTCCTGGCTGGCGAAGGGCATACGGATAACGTGAAGTGGGAAGAGCTGGTATCTGATGGTTTCGCTACCTCCCGTCCCGCGCCTGATTTTGTGGGTGGTGGAACAATTTACCACGTCACAGAAAGAGGTGAAGCAACGGCAATTTCTGCACTGCCAGAGACAAAGAAACGCACTCGATACGAAGAATATCTTGATGCTGATAGCTGCCAGCCCTTCAGTGAATGGTTGTTGGGATATCGACTGCCTGAAGTCGAATACAGCCGTGATGGAAAATGCCGAATGTTTCGCTGCTCATACGACGCGGCTTATGGCTACCCACGACGTGATATTGAAGGTGAGTGGTGCGACACCAAAAAAGCAGCGAAGGCCAGCTACAAAGAAGCGCTGCGCAAATCGAAACTGGAGGCAGCCCAATGACAGCACTCAAAAAACATGCAGAACTGCGCCAATTAGCAGAGAAAGCCACCCAGGGCGAATGGTGGTCTGATGTTGTCGAAACTGACGGCGAATACGGCGAGGGTGAAGACAGAGCGTCTGGATACCACTCATACGCGGTTTACGTCGGTAGCGAGTCATTGCTCGATATGACCAACTCGACGGCAGCGTGCATTCACGAGGAGTGGGATCACGATTACCACATGGCTTGGGATGAGACAGCCAAACGCAACGCAGAATTCATCGCCGCCACTAACCCCACCACCGTCCTGTCGCTGCTGGATGAGAATCTCCAACTACAGCGCGACAAAGATTCTCTTGAAGCAGTTGCGATTGCTATGCGTGACGATATGCGGGATGCGCGTGAAAAGCTGGAAGAACTGGATAATGCCCTCTGCGAACTCCTCCCCGGAACTCAGTACATGGACCCGCCAGATGGTGGAAGTGTTACCCCACTGGAGCAAGTGCGACGGATGGTTGCTGACTATCGGGAGCGTATTGCCATCCTAGAATCGCGAAAGGTATGCGTTCCAAGGATATCTAACGATGAATTCTGGTTAAGTTTTAATAATCGGATTGTATTCCGCGAAGAAACGTATCGCAGCGCGGTAACTAAGGCGATAGAAGACGCTGGCATTGGTGTGAAGGGGGAGTGAGTCAGTGGAAAAATGTAATCGCTGTATTGTCGGCCTGATTGGGTCGCAGCCAGTTCTTTCCAGTGACTGGGCTAATGCGGTCGTAAATTTTGAAATCGTAATTGCTGACTGGAACGAGAAAACCAAACGCTTTGCCGTTCCGCATCCTGGATTCGCCCATAAGTTCAATTACTGCCCGCATTGCGGAAACAAGGTAGAGGACTAACCCATGACAACTAACAACCACCCGGCGCACGGTCCTGTATCACTCGATCGCTTGCACCAGATACGCGAACACCTGCAGCATGATACCCAGTACTCAAACGGCGGGAACAGAGCTTACATTCTCGCTGATATGTTGAAGGTGATTGATGAGGTGCAGGCATCGAGGAACGCAGAGCCAGTATTGCCAGATGAAAAGCCGATGCCAGAAGCGTCGAAAATGCATGCAATAGACGCTGTAGCTGCAATCGCAGAGGTCAGAGGATGGAACGCCTGCCGCGCCGTCATACTTAAGGCTGGCAACTCTCCGGTAACTCAGGATGGTTACGTGCTGGTCCCGAAGAAACTAACCGCTGAGAACGGCGCAAAGAGTGTGCTGTCCGGTGAGTTTTCAGAAACGAAATTTATAAACTGCCCAGAGTGTTTTGGTGATGATGATTGCGAAACCTGCGACGGCAGCGGAAGAATTGAAATCACCGTTCCTGTCACATGGACGACCATCAAAGCTATTTGGGCTAAAGGTGTCGAGCATTTCGCAGCAGCACCGCAGCAGGAGAATGTATAACGTGAACAATTTAATGATCGACCTTGAGTCCATGGGCAAAAAACCGAATGCCCCTATTGTCTCCATTGGTGCCGTATTCTTCGATCCGCAAAGCGGTGATCTTGGTCAGGAGTTTTACACCGCCGTTAATCTTGAAAGCGCTATGGAGCAGGGAGCGGTGCCGGATGGTGACACTATTTTGTGGTGGTTAAGACAAAGCTAAGAAGCACGATCAGCAATCTGTGTTGATGATGCGATGCCGATATCATCTGCCCTATCTGAACTGAGCCATTTCATTAATCGGCATTCTGATAACCCTAAATATTTAAAAGTTTGGGGCAATGGAGCTACTTTCGACAACGTTATATTGCGCGGCGCATATGAGCGTGCCGACCAGGTTTGCCCGTGGCAATTCTGGAATGATCACGACGTCAGAACCATCGTCACATTAGGCAGAGTTGTAGGTTTCGATCCTAAGCGTGATATGCCATTTGATGGGGTTGCACATAACGCACTGGCTGATGCCCGCCACCAGGCGAATATGTTTCAGCGATTTGGCAGAAACTAATCCCAACCACCAGCAACAGCTAAAGTTTTCCCCGGGTGCAGCCGGGATAATGGAGAAATAACTATGAGCAATATTTTCCAGTTAGCTCCCAACGATTGGGTTTGTGAAAGCGTTTTGATCGCGGTTACCGGGCTCAAACCCGGAACCATCCTCCGTGCCAGAAAAGAATGCTGGATGATTGGGAGGGAGTATATCCACGTATCGCCTGACGGAAATCCTAAACCTTCCAGTGAGTGCATGTATAACAGAAAGGCTGTAGATGCCTGGGTCGCTTCAATGAAAAGCAAGCAGCCAGGGTGATTTGATGCCATGAAAAAGGTAAGCTCGTATCGCTCTTGGGCGTCTGGAGGCAACACCAATGGATAAAGTCACATATCCAACAGGCGTCGAAAACCACGGTGGCACATTACGCATCTGGTTTAATTTTAAAGGTAAGCGTGTCAGGGAAAGTCTCGGTGTCCCTGACACCGCTAAGAACAGAAAGATAGCCGGGGAACTGCGGACATCAGTATGTTTTGCCATCCGCACAGGAACCTTTGATTATGCAACCCAGTTTCCTGACTCCCCTAACCTCAAGGCTTTTGGTGTAAGTAAAAAAGACATTACAGTGAAAGAACTTGAAGAAAAATGGCTGGATCTGAAACGGATGGAAATCTGCGCGAACGCATTCAATCGCTATGAATCTGTCGCAAGGAATATGGTGCCGAGGATCGGAGGTAATCGCCTGGTGTCAGCAGTAACCAAAGAGGAATTGCTGTATCTTAGGAAAGATTTGCTAACTGGTTATCAGAGTCCGACGAAAAACAAAGCCCCGGCAAAAGGGCGAAGCGTTGTTACTGTGAACTATTACATGACGACAATGGCCGGAATGTTTCAGTTTGCTGCGGATCACGGTTACTTAGAGGTGAACCCATTCGAGGGAATTAAGCCTCTGAAAAAAGCCAGGGCAGAACCAGATCCTCTGTCTCGTGATGAATTTATTCGCCTGATAGATGCATGCCGGCATCAGCAGACGAAAAACCTGTGGTCATTAGCAGTGTACACAGGAATGCGTCACGGGGAACTGGTCTCCCTGGCCTGGGAAGATATCGACCTGAAGGCGGGAACAATTACCGTCAGGCGTAATTATACGAAACTTGGTGAGTTCACTCTACCGAAAACCGAGGCAAGCACAGATCGAGTGGTGCATCTTATCCAGCCCGCAATCAGCATCCTGAAAAATCAGGCTGAAATGACAAGGCTGGGCAGGCAATATCACATTGAAGTGCAGTTACGTGAGTATGGCCGTTCGGTGAACCATGAGTGTACATTCGTCTTTAACCCGCATGTGGTCAGACGCAGTAAGCAGGTCGGATTTATCTACCGGGTCGATTCAGTAGGCGACTCATGGGAAGCGGCACTAAAGCGCGCGGGGATCAGACACAGAAAGGCGTACCAGTCACGACATACCTATGCGTGCTGGTCATTATCTGCAGGTGCAAACCCGAGTTTTATTGCCAGTCAGATGGGGCATGCGAGCGCGCAGATGGTGTTCAATGTTTACGGTGCATGGATGGCTGACAGCAGCGCAGAGCAGATCGCAATGCTGAATCAGAAGCTGGCAGATTTTGCCCCATTGATGCCCCATAGCCACGATAACAGTACGGGAGGATTATTAAAATCAGTAAGTTAA